CTGGGATTTCTTACTTCCGTCATGCTCTCTCTTGAAAACAGAGTAGATACGTCCGAACGAATCCATCTCGTCATGGTCTTCATCTGTCCAATGGGGGATAATCTCCCAAGTGTTGAATCTCTTCCATTTTAGGCCTGCTGTCTTGTCATAATAAGGGTACAGATAGGACTTACCCTTATCAATAGAGTTTCTGGCAACCCTATTGAGCACTTTGTGCATCTTCTTGTTGAAATAATCCTTTAGCAATGCACCATAATCTTCATCCCTTGTGGTAATGGTGATAGGTCGGGAGATGAGATAGTTCTTCTTCTCATCAACGCACTTTGCATACTGGTTATCCACAATCTTGTGGTTCGGAAGGTAAGTAACATCTTTCTCGTTATCCTTACCATCCGGCATCCGGATCCTGCGCCTTAAAATGTCATGCTGGCCATTGTAATAATTTTCTGCGGTAACAATATCCTCTCGCTCCTTGGACGAAAGGAAGGCACGAATCTCACTCTCCCAGAACGTGATTGTGTCGGTGTCTTTTACTGTTACCTTGTTGAATTGTGTAAATGGTAACGAAAAAAGCATATTCTCTCCTTTACTCAAAACTAAATGCCGCACCACGCACTTTATCCATTACTGCATATCTTAGAGCATCAGCAGCATGGGAAAAATCATGGTTTGGTCTGTCGATTGCTCTTCCCTGCCTATCTGTATCCCAGTGATAGTTGGTAACGTCACGCAATGTGTTAGTGCATGATGGTCGTATGATTATCTTATACTGCTGAATCAGCTGAATACCGTACAAAACAGAATCTCTTCCCTTTCGGCAAGGCCTAATCTTATTCAATCCAAGGTTACGCAACTCTTGAATTGACTTCGGCTCGGCAGAATCAGCAACAATAATCTGTTCGCTATACCCCATTGACCATATTGCTTCATAAATCGTCTCGTTTGTTACATTTTCTTTATACCACTCGTCAAAAATGTAAATCTCTTTGTTGTTTTCGTCAATAAGACAAGCGACAAAAGATGTAGGGTCTGTAAAACCAAAGTCCAAACCAAAGGCAGACTTGACCTTGTTCCTCTTTCTGATTTCGTTGACTTCAAACTCTCGTTCTTCAACGTTCGGGTAAACAACTCCGTCCGTAATACCCCATTCTCCAAGTCCTGCTACTCTGTATCGTGCTGGGTTATTCTTCTTCATGCTTTCAAAAATCTTCAAGTCGGACTCATCCAGCCACTCATTGCACATATAGTTTGTCGTAATGGCAAGTACCTGCCCGTCATCAGAAAGACCTGTCTCTTTGTCTACAACATCAAAGAACCTCTTTTTTATCCAGGTATGTTCGCTCCATGGGTTGAATGTCAAGGTAATCTGTTTGAACAATCCCATGGCCACAGCACCTCGGATAGACTCGTCCAATGTATCAAAGGACTTCTCGTCCGATATTTCATAAGCTTCTTCGCAAATATGTTACGGATAAACCGCTTCCGTTTACCCTCTCTATGTTGCCATAGAGGTCAGACTATATCTTCATTCCCAAAGGAATGCTCTCCGTTTCGGTTTCGCTTGAAACCTACTCTACTCGCTTCTTCGCCCTTTCGGGTTATGCTTTCGATAGTCGTTGAACGTTCACATAATCATGTGCTTCGCTTCTGATTGCCCCATAGGGGTGTCCCAGAAATTAAGAGAGTTTTACATGAACCGATGTGTTAATCCATGCCCAGCAAAGTGAACCGGTGTCTACAGCAATAGAGGTTATCTTTAATGGGTCATCCATTCCACGAAAGTATATCTTCTGCCCTGTTGGGATATAGGTAATCTCCAAAGGACTTTCTGTGGTTTTCCAAAATTGGCCAACCCCAAGCCTATCAATCGCCCATTTCAACTCTTTGAAACAAGAGTCATGCAATGTGGTTGCGACTTTACGAACAACCAATAAATTAGCTGTGGGGTAGTGCATCATCTTTGAAATGTAGTACAGCGCTGTTGTTTTTGACTTCTTAGAAGCACGACTTCCCTTACAAACTCGGTATCGTCCTTTGAACCGCCAAAATTCATCATACCCACCGCCTATCATTTCCCTCATAGAAATTTCCGGCATAATTACTCCTTAAATATCATCATGGATGACAACAGGCTTAACATTGACGTTAATATCTTTGTTATAAGCACCCTGCATCTTGGCAAGCATGTTAATGGCTTCAAGTCGCTCTTTTCCGTTCGGCTCTCTTTCAACGTCTACTACTTCCTGCACTCCACCACCAATAAACTTATTGATCTTGTCGTGCATACTCGTCTTTCTTCGGACAATCTTTGTAAGTTCTTCCTGCAACTCCTGTGTTGTGGCAATCGCATTCGTTGTCATCTCGGCTGTCACATTCTCCAGGTAGGTCTGCACAGAAGGTCTCTTGTACAGTTGGCCTGCCGCTTTTGCAGCATAACTCTTGGAGTACCCACAGGCAAGAGCCGCCCTCGTTGTAGAACACGTCTTCAAATACTCGTCACAGAACTTCTGCTCCAACTGGGTAAGACCATTGAAATTCTTCTCCGGTGTCTCCATCTGTCTTCTCGGCATACAATCACTCCTTTCTCTTTCTCAAAATACACCAAAACCCCATAATTTTCAATTTCATCCATATAGCCATTTTTACAAATCTCCATTTTCCGTTCAAAAATGTATAAGTCTGCCACTACTACCTCGGATATTTTTTTACTGAGCGGCAAATCTATACATTTATTCCGCTATAAGGATAAGCGTTTTTAGATGGTTTCTTCTCCGTTCATTGGCTAGTGGAACAATCCTAGGCTATCGTCAATAAATCCTCTGTATCCGTTCTCTAGCATAGCAGATGACCGCCTTACGTGATGAAATTGGTTGCGGAAAAATTTCGCCTGTATATGGGGGTGGAATCGGTATAGAGAGTGAGTAGTAGTTGCTCCAGGTTCCCAAATCGGGATACCCCCCATTCAATCGCATACAATACAATGGTACTAGGTTTAATCGTGTAGTTAGTCCGTATGGCAAGGACTTCGGATCATAAAAAATATGACCGAGTGGTAAAGTTATACATTTCTCTACAGTTTTATAGGCTTTTGTGTTGGTTCGGTATGGCTGTAACTATCCGATAAATACGCATTTAACCGCTAGATAGGTTTCTTGCTAGATCTATACATCCATAGGCCGGATGTATCAATCCATAGGCAAAAACTATCTTTGCAATTATGTGATAGGTTCAATCTATCTTCTTTCTGCGACTATCCCTCCACACTCTTTTTATTCTTTTCGTATACCTCTGAAACCGTCTAAAACGTTGTATTTTAGGCTTTTATGGTTGTATAGGTATATTTGTACCTTGGATAGGTTAAAACGTGTTCTAGCATGTATTCTGGTTTATATATGGGTATGCTATATCTTAGATTATATTTGTTATATATAGAATTGTATCCCTTCCCTTTTCCCCGGGATCCTATGCAGCTATTGTATTTACTGGTGCTGGATGCTTTTCCCCGGTCTGTATTCCTTGCTTTTCCCTGGTATGGTATTGTACCCCCTCTATATCGCCCCGTATTGCGTTTTAATGCTTTACCCCTTACTATTCTACCCCGGGACTGTTTAGGTGTATTCTTGCCCGTTTTAGAGCGATAGTTAAATAGTTGTTTAATCATAGGACGTAAAAAAAGACTGGGGACTTTTCCCCAGTCTTTCAAAATATCCAGTATTTCTTTTTTCTTCCACGTTTTCTCTTTACCCGCTGTAGCTGCGCCGGCTTTTTCTTTTTCCACTTTTTCACGCATCCACCCCCAATACATGTTCAATCATTCCTTTATAGTTGCTATATATTGGAAGCATTATAACATTATCTGTGTATAGTGGAGCGTTATTCTTTCCCGGTGCTGTATTCATATACCCCGGCTCTATTCCCAGATCCTGGCATATATTTACATAGTCTTCCTTTACTCCGATTATTTCCCCGGACTTGCTTTTATAGATTCTAGTTAAAATATCCCCGGTGTAGCATAACATATTTTGCATTCTTGCCGGCTCTGCATCCTTTTTCACACTTTCCAGCAGCTTTTTTATATCAATTTCCATTATTTCACACTTCTGGAAACATTCACCGCTGAACT